CTGCGTTGTCATAATACGTTTCAGCACGGCTCAAATAGCTGTGCATTCTTTTAATTGTTTCTAAGGATACGCCCTCTCCGTTGGCTAACTGCTGCGCCCTTACTTTGCCAGTTTGGGTAGCGCATTTGTTATCGTTCTTTTCGTTTAGTTCGATTCCTCTTTTGGCGTTGTTTCTTACACCCTCACCGTAGTCGGCAAAGGTTTCAAACTCCTGATTAAACTCCATAGGCTCGCCTAAAAACAAATCTACCTGCTCGGCTGGTAAACCAAAACCCTGAAGCATTATAGTCGCTTGCTCTTTCGTCAAATCTCCTTTAGAGTATTTGCGTACCACTCGCAACATTTTGTCTTGCTGTGAGGCAGATAAACCAGCGAGAACGCTATTGCCCATCTCTTGTGGTGCTACTATTTCCGCAGGTGCGGGTGTTGTAAGGTCAGGCTCATATCCAGCTTTTTCTCTAAGTTCATCACGGGTTAAAATCTGCAACAATGAAGCTTCGGTTAACTGCTCGCTAATCGGTTCGGTTGGCTGTAATTTCAAACCAGTTACTCCGTTGAAAGAGGCAAGGTAATTTACTGAACGCTCGATTCTTTGTACACGATCTTCGATGTAAGTAGCTTTGAAGATTTCGTATGACTCAACCATTTCGGCTCTGCCTCCAAGTTGTCCTTCGGTTTTCACACCGAATAACATCGGTGAGGTAACTCGGTGAGCAACGAAAATCTCCTGCTGTACTGTTTTATTTAAGATGTCAAACTGCTTATCTAAGTCCGAAGGAGTTAAAGGAGTCAGTTCGGGTTTGGTTTCGGGACTATCCGAAAAGTTCACGAGGAAACGACCAGCGTTGTCCGTGCCTCCAAACTTCATTTTCATCTGCCTTTCGATGGCATCCGATTCTTCGGGGGTTGGGATTCCGTTTGGAAAGTTGATAAGGTACGAACCCCAAAAGTTATTTTTGATATTATTAACGTGGAAATTTGCTATCTCCACATCGAGTTCGATATAAGCAGTACCGCCAAGATATTCAGGCAAAGGGTAAACCTTTACGCCTGCGCTGTATGCTCTATAATAAAATAGCTGCTTGCCGATTCTATTGTCTGGATCGAAAGCTGGGATTTGGTTTACTTGGTTCAGCTGGGGGAATTGCCTTACCTCATATTCATCGTACCAATCATAAACATAAAACATCTTTTCATCTTTGTCTGCACGAACTCTATGAAAGTCCACGTGACAAATCTCTGCAATCCCCCCACCTCGTGACCAAGTTACTTCCAAAGCAAAGCCGTTGTAGATTTCCATATCTAAGGTCAGCTTTTGCGTTAGGTCGTTCATCGAATCATAAGCATTCGGGAACGTAGGCGAATCCAAAAAGGCTTTGGCAGCAGGCGTTTCGTTCTCCGATGTCCATCCTTTACCTACGATGTAACCCACTTTACCATTCACGATGGCGTTATGCTTTGCTGACCTTCTATAAAGGTTTAAGAGGTAGTTAGGGTAGTCGTTTTCAACTCCATAAGATACCCATTGCTGGCTTTTGTTTTCGATAAACAAAGGCACTTTATGCTGGTAGCCCTGCCAAGAAAAGGCGAAAGGTTTTTTAGAACTCATTGATGATTACGTTTAAATTGTCTAAGGTAAGCGTGACAGCGTGGCTTGAGCATTTAACATACATCCGAATCGTATCGCCCGAACTCATAGGCACAACGCATTGCGAAGGAATGGAGGTTTCGCCAGCCGAAGGAATAACCGATACAAACTCCGAACAAGGGAATATCTCTGCATTTTTGAATATAGCAACGTGAATCTTTCTGCTTGACTGCCCGATTACAGCAACGATTGCGCTTGTCCTAAAATACTTTAAATCACCGGTATAAGTCACAAGTCCCGAAGCGTTCACGCTCAATCCGTTTCTATTGAATCCAGTCGTGATAGTAGCGTTAATTGGCGACCATACGTTCTCTGCTAAAGTGGTAGTTCCTGAAGATGCAAAGTCAAAAAAGTTAAGCGCACTCGGTGAATCCTCGATTTGTATCGCACAATTTTGCATCCACGTTCCAACTCTCGTTGCGGTGTTTGCACCTTGTGTCGTTTCGTTTTTGATGACAAGCGCATCGGTTAAAAGTTGTCCCATTAGTTAAAGGTATAGTCAAAGGTGTTATCAAACGTGCCAGTCGATGGCTCTGCGTAAGTAATTGTATTGGTTGCGCTCACAAAGGCTTGCTCACCCATTTGTATATAAGCAAGTCCAGTTTCTACTAAAGCTATATCGCCTTCGTATGCTGTGTAGGTATATTGTCCTTTAGATAAATCACCAACCGAAATAGTAAACTTGTCGTATCTACTTAATCCTTGAGATTGATTAGACGAGCGTAAAATGCTAAACGATGTAGTTTCGGCTTTTGCCATTGACCTCAACTCAAACTCAAAAGTAGAAGGAATAAACAAGGCTTCTGCGTATCTATCTATTCCGCAAGTCACCTCAGCTGGCAGCGCACCATCTTCGTTGCATCTTAGCTGGTAGGCTGCCCACCCCTCAAAGGGGAATGTGGTCGTGCATCGGTCACTCCAAGTGACTACGATTTCATTCGACTGGTTAGATAGTAGGTAAAGCATCTTAAAGGTAAATGTATCACCGAAGCGAATGATACAAATCCATCCTCTTTGCGCCCCAATAATCGATGTTAAATTCCGTTTCGATTGTTTCTTTTAAATTGGCTGCCAAGGTTAAACGCAAATCCTTTTCGTGTATTAAGGTTTTTATGTACTTGTGCCAATCTTTACTCCTTGCCTCCCGAACTAAAAAGCCGTTTAAGCCGTGGTCGATTATAGTGTTATAAGGGTAAACATCGGAAGCAATAATAGCCTTTCCCATCGTGCCAGCTTCGACCAATTTTAACTCTGACTTACATCTATTAAAGGTCGTATCTCGCAAAGGCGCAAGACATACATCGACAAAGTTATACCCACCGACATAAGAGTAAATATCCGCAGCTTCTATTCTGCCGTAGTTCTCTTGCTTGCCGTTACTCGTAAAGATTCTCTCATACGCTTCGTACATTGGGTTTTCATTCCAGCCTCCTAAATAAAGCCGATACAAGCCGTTTAACGAACGATCGTCTGCAAGGATGCCCATACCCGAATCCATCAAGATAATGTCCTCAAAATGCTGTGCGCCACCAAACCAGCCAAACCTAACAAACTCACTTGGTTCGGGTTTAGACTTGTACTGCTCGTAACCTGAAAAGGTGCAATTCGGGATAACTGAAACATTATGGTTTAGAATAGATACCTTTTCCTTTAAGTAGGCATTGGTGCAGATAACGTGGTCAACTACTCTAATGTGGTCACGGATTATATTTGAAATGTTTTTTTCTCGGTAAAGAGAAAACATCGGGTGTCCTGATTCCAAAACCCAATAATCGTCAAGGTCTAAAATCAAAGTAACCTTGAACTGGCTACATTTATCCCGAAGCCATTTAATCTGCTCGGGTGTTTCGCCCCACATCCTACTGACTAAAACGATGTCCATCTGCTCAAAGGATTCATCGGAGATTCTAAATGGGTCAGGTGCTGAATAAAACGTAAGACCTTTGTACGCTGCATCTAAGTGAGCGTGGGGAAGTTCAAGTCGGTAGAGTGCCGAACCCGTACTTTGGATGTTGTGGATTAATGCTATTTTCATTGTCGTTTAGTAGTAAATGTATAAACACAAAAAAAGGCGCACCCCGTAGGATGCGCCCGTGCTTGATTAACGACAACGAAGCACTATGCGTTAGTAAGCGCAGCGATGATGCTTGCTTGTACGCTAAACATCGGCTGTTCTTCCATACCAGTAAAGGTAACATCAAAGCCATTGCGGTCACCAAAGGCAGTACCGCTTTGACCAGTTCCAGCAGATAACTCCAAACCATTACGGCTTCCGAGCATCCAGTAGTTTCCGTTTCTATCAGTTACAATCGCAATCAAACGATTTTGACCTAAAAGGCGCAGTTCGTTACGAAGCGCAGCGGTCATCTTGTTTAAGATTACCTGAAGGTCTTGCTGATAGAAAATCGTGCCGTTCTCCATAGAAGGGGTAACGGTTTCAGTAAATTGTGAGGTTTGCTTGGTTAAATCGTACTTCCAAAACTTGGTAGAACCTGAAGTGGTAATGCCTGAAACGACATTTCCGCTTGTTACTGCGATACCAGTTACGTTAGCAAATTCAATGAAACGAACCTCCTTAATGCCACCGACTGAATCGCGACATCCTAAAGTATATCCTTGTGTCAATGCACAGCTCATAGTTGTATTTTTTTAAGAGGTTAGTAAAGGGGAGGTGTTACCCTCCCCATTAAATTAGGCTAAGATAAAGTTTACGATTTCAGTTGCGTATGCAAACTGAACACCAGCTTTGAACTCGGCAACGTAACGCACCTCGTCAGCTTCTTTTGCGAAGAAGATTTCAAAACGCTCGTCCTCGTTCAACAAATCCGTTCCGAAGAACATATTGCTAAGACGCATAGCGAAGATGCGGTTTGTTCCGTTCAAGCCATTCAAAGCTACTACGGTTACGTTAGTACCTGGAAGAACTACTTCGCCTGCTGCATCAACGCTCGGGTTGTAATGGAACAAGTTCAAGTTAGTCAAGTTAGCAACCAACTTACGGAATGTGTCCCAACCGCAAACGATTTTCAAATCCTCTTTGTCCAAAATGGTTGTAGGGATTTGGTTGTAAACACCCTGCATAATTGCGAAAGCGTTAGCGTTAGTGATACCTGAAACAGCACCAGTGTTACCTGATACGGTAGAACCTGAAGCAGCGTTAATTAATTTGATGAAGCCATCAAACTTGTTTGTGTTTGCGTTGGTGTTACCTGAAGCGGTATCGCCCTGCCAAATTGCAGTTTCGATTTGCTCGGCTGTCTTACCAGCTTTCAACTCTGCATACTGCTGCTCGAAAGGAATAGATGTGTAACGGCTGCCGATAGGAAGCTGTGTTTGCATCCAATACTCTTCAAGTTTCTTAGGGCAGATAGCCTCGTTCACTTTGATGCGACCAACGGTCAAGCTACGGTTGCTGAAGGTAGTTGTACCTGAAGCTGTAAAACCGCAGTTGTCACCGCTTTGGAATACCGCATCGGTGTCCATAAGGTTAACTGACTTTGAAGATTTGATACCAGTCATTGGTGTCAAAATAGATGCGCTTTTTGCGCTGAACAATGACTTCACTACAAGTGGAAGTGACTGCTGCTCGGTGTAGACGGCTAAGTTGCCAAAATTGTATGCCATGATTATTTAGTTTTTAAGTTTTTAAGGATTGATGCAACCTTGTTTAGGTTGCCTACTTCGTCTTTTTTGAACTGACCGAACATTACTTTCTGCTCTTTTACGGTTGGTTCTTCTGCGAGTGCTTCGATAAGTGCAAACATTGACTTCTCACGCTCTTGTCCAGCCATCATCTTCTTTTTCAGCTCTACAAGTTCGCTTGCCATTTCATCCAGCTTGTCCATGATCTCGCCAACTACTTCGGTTGAAATAGCAGCTACCACTTCGGCTGGCGCTTCAGGTGCAATAGTTTCTACCGCAGATACGATTTCTTCAACCGCTTCTGCTGGTACTTCTTCAGCTTCAACTACCATTGGGGTAATTGATTCGATTACTCCGTTTGCAACTACGATAGTTCCCAATTCGGGAATAACGTGTTCACCGGTAGCATCGAGGGGGTTTCCATCGGCATCTAAAAGAGTTACAGCAGTACCAACTACTGGTTCTCCTTCGATACGCACAGTCAATTCGCCCAACATATAGTCAGCGAATTTCAAAGAGGCTTGCTCGAAAGCTGCTCTTAGTGTTTGCAATTTTTCAAGGATGTTCATTGCTTATAAATATTAAAGTTTAAATTGTTTGCAAAAAAGGTCAATGGCTTTTTCAAGGCGGTGCATCTCGACTTCGATAGCATCTTCTACTTTCTCCATCCCAAACATACCCTCAACCGAAAAGCCTTTGAATTTCCCAGTAGTGACAAAAGCATCCCATACCTCGTTGTTGTCTACCTTGTAAGAACCAAACCAACTGCCATCGGTTACATCCTCAAAGCCTTTAGGTGGGTTAATTCCACGCTCTCGGTCAATGATGTAAGACTCAAACATAAACACGCCTTCAATTGGCGTTTGGTGATAGGCGTTTACGTTTTGCGTTGAGTTCTGCTTAAAGAACTTCTGCACGATTTTGTAAACGGTGTCCTTATCAAAGACAACCATATACTCGCCCATCTTCGAATCGTTTCGGTAGATAGGCACATCGGCTAACATCAACGCTCCCGAAATAACTCTTTTAGCGGATTCTTTGAACCTTTGCTTTTGTGAGAATGCCTGAAAGTTTCTTTCGATTGCTGGCATATCGGTTAGCGCAACGTAATCAACGCCCTCGCTTTCCTCGTCTATTGTCAGTTTGTAAAGGGGTAACTCCATGCCTTAAAATGTAGAATAAGGCTAAGTATGCAAAAACCCCGTACCATCACGGCACGGGGTTAAACCTAAATTATGAAACGCTTAATTCCCAAAGGTAGCAAATCTTTCGGCTGCATCAACCCTTGTTGTTACTCTCCTAATATCCGATTCAACTACTATTACTCTTGTCGTTCCGTTCTGCCCTCCTTGTGGGTTTGGCTGTCCAGTTGGGTTAGTAGGTGTTACGTTAGGATTAAAGGCTGCTGGTGGCTGCTGTTGCCCTCCACCGCCAGTCG